CTAAAAAGCTTAGAGTTAGCTTAGGAGTATTTCCTAAAATAGAAGTATGATCTGCTTCAAAATTTTGTCTAATTACTTCCCATAATATTACAGCTGGATATAGAGCTGTGCTTAAAACCTCTTCGCTAGTGTCAAGCTCCTTGTTTACATCTATATAAGTTCCATGATAAAAATAAGGTACTATATTTCTAACTGTAGTAACCTGGCTAAGATCAACCTCTAATTCATTTTTAATTTTAAATACATTAGAAGAAACTTCTAAAGCTTTATTTCTTAAAACAACTATCCATTCAAAACCCGTCCCAGAGACAAAATTCCAATAACCAAGCTCAACAACTTCATCTTCACTTATTGTAAATCCTTCTAATATATCGTGATAAATTCTAGGCTCATAAGGAATAGTAGAGTCTATAGAGTTTACGATCCATTCAGCTCTTAATTTATCTACTAAGACTGAGCAAAATTTTATAATATCCTGGCTTAAATTATTTGACATAATTATTAAATAAAATCTGGACTATTAATAGGTAAATAGCAAAAAAATAAAGTCCATATTTTTCAATTATTTTTATAAGTTTTTCTCTATAACATTCCATCAAGAACACTTAAATTTTTCTTCTTACATATATAGTCTACATAAGGATTAATATAAATAAATTTATCTGTAAATGTAAGACCTGGATCACCTGCAAAGTCAATTAAGACCTGTCCAGGATTAGTTCCTACATCATTAATAATAACACTATAATCTATTCCGTCAAGCTCAAAAGTGTCTCCTTGATTTAAAAGGCTACATAAATTAATACTATTTTTCCCCGGATCATTTCTTACTATCATTTGATATTCTCCTGGAGCTGCTTCAGTAATTCCAAAATAGTGAAGCTTACAGTCGTACATAATATGTAAAAAGCTACAAGCAGCTTGGTATATTTCAACTCCTAAATTGTATCTCTGTTCTATTACTGAATTAACCTGCAGCTGAGTTGATCCAGTAGAATTTTCAGCGTCAGCAAATCTAATTCCTACACTAGTAGCCTTAGCATTTAAGTTCCTTACATAGTCCCAATAAGTAAAATATTTTAAAGCTTCTTTAATTCCATAATAAGAAGTGTAAATTCCTTCTTTATCATAATAATAAAATTGATCTCCAGCAGCGTCTGTTCCAGTAATTAAAGCTACGTATTTAGTTGTTGAGCTATTCGGACTAGTATTATATAAAGAAAGCTGATAGTCTCCTATTAAATCTCTTAAGAGCTGGTCCTGATTCCTTTCTATATATAAAGTAAGATCGTCAGTCTCTTTAGTATTCTGAGAAATTTTTACATTTCCTTTAAAATCGCTTCTTGTTATTAGTGCCATATCTATACAAATATAAATAAAAAAAGCCTAGTCCGAAAACTAGGCTCATAACTTATAATATAAATTTTATATTAAGCAGTAATAGAAGCTATATCTGTAGATATATCACCTTGAATAATAGCTCCAGAGTTTACTATTCTTAAGACTCCTCTCCATTCAGTTAGGATCGTTCTTAAGTTTTTAGTAAAGTCGTCTCCGTCCATTCCAAACTCTAAAGACATGTCTTCTTTAACAAACATTCTTATTTGAGACATATCACAAATAGCATATTTACCTTTTGCAATATTACTTGAAGTATGAATAGGAACTCCGTCTAAGCTCATTGTTCCAGCAGTAACCATTAATCTGTCAACATATTCAGCCTGAGTAGATTTAGTAACTCTTAACTTAGCTAAGTCAATTGGATTAAGGAAAATAGCAGAAGCTTTGTAAAATAGATCACCTTCCATTTGAGCCATAGCTACAGTTAACAAGTCAACTAAGTTAGCACTTGCTACAGTTCCAGCAAATGATCCAGCTCCGAAAGCATCTCCAGCAGTTAAAATCCCTTCTAATTGTCCACCTGTTCCACTACCAACAAAGCAGTCTTTGTCTACATCTTCAAGAACATTTCCGATTAATTCTCTGTTAATCTCAGCTTCTAAGAAAGAAATATCGTCAAGCATTTCAGTAGAAACTTTTATATAGTTTGCATACTTAACAACAAATTTAGACTCTACTACTAAGTCAAAATCAGACTGAGGCTTAGCTGATCCTTCAGCAACAGGAGCAGCTCCGTTTTCTCTATTTTGTTTAGTAACATAAGAAACAACATTGCTAGAAATACCTACTTGCTCTACATAAGGAAGGAAGCCTAAGATCGATCTTCTTTCGTCATAAACTCCAGCTTCTCTAAAAGACTGAGGAAGCTCGCCTAACTCTGCATTGTTATTAGCATAGCTCATTGTCCCAGCTGCTTTAATATCTAAGCTAAATTCATTATCTTTAGCAGTAGACATTGATCCTTTAAGACCTTTAAGCTTATCAATGTTTTTACTTAATCCAGCTTTAATAGACTTAGATTTTATTCCTAAAGCAGTTTCATTTTCAGAAACTTCAGAAAGTTTTTTAATCTTTAATCCTTGCTCAATTAAAACAGTATTTAATTTTTCAATTTGTCCTTCAGTTTCGGACTTGTATTCATTATACAATTTAGCTACTTCCTCTTTAGAAGACTTAGCTTTTATTGCGTCTTCGATTTCAGCTGACTTCACTTCATTTAAAGTGTTATAGTAACCAGCTAACTCGTGAACTGTCATTTCAGACAACTCATCATTTGATTTTTCAACAAAACTCATTTTTTAGTTTTTTTAAATTTAATTATTTGGTAAGTGTAGTTAGTAAAAACAATTTTAAGTTATCGGCTTTTTTATCTTGAGTAGAAACTTCTGGCTCAATATTAAGAAGTGAATTATATTGTTCTTGTATATAAGCAAGCTCTTGTAGTAAAGACTTAAAGCCTCTATCTGAATAAGTGCCATTGCTAATTTCTTTTCTTATTAAGGTCATTCTTTCGTTAACCTCATCAATATATTTTTTATGATCTAAAGCAGACTTAACTACTCCAAAGCTTGGAGTTGAACTGTTAGCTCCAAAAGTTACATAGCTTCCTTCCCACAATTTAACTTCTCCAATTTCATTATAGCCATTGTACTTGTTTAAAAAGCCTTCTCCTTCAGCTGTATATTCTAAGTTTTTTTCCTCTTCAAGATCAATCCAATTAGTTTTAGATTCAATGTATTGAAAGCCAATTGAGTGCTCTTTTATAATACCTGACTCATACATTTTTAAGGCGTCTTCTCCGTCTGTGTGAGTGCCTATTTTACTTTCAAAATAAAGTCCTTTGTTGTCTTCCTTTAATACTTGAATTACTCCAATAGGTCTGCGCATATCGTGGTGAGCTAAGTGAGCAATTTGTCTATTGCTCGAACTCCCTGGACCTCTTTCATTAATAGACTTAGTAAAGGCTCCAGGCTTTATAAGATCGCCGTCACTATCTACATTATTAAAAGCTGAAAAATATCCTGCTACAGTTCTAGATTTAGTGTCAACATCTTTAATTGACATGGTATTATTTAAGTTTCTATAGTTATAGTCTTTTTTCATTTTTTTTAATTTGTCCATTGTTCTAATTGCCCAATTAACACCAGCGTCGCCTCCCCAAGCGTCCCAAGCTATGCCTCCACAACCTTCGTCGTATGGAACATCTTTATTTTCTTGGTGCCTTTTAAATTGAGCCATTCTAGAAACTACGTCTCTTGATAAAGGCTCACGGTTAGCAAGCTGATTCATTCTTTTAAAACCTACGGCAGTTAAGCAGTTATTAGGATTATCATTTTTTTCTAGCCAATCTTTAGCTCTTCTAGCGTTATTAGTAGCAGCTTTAGGATAATCATTATAAGTTTCTTTGCTTTCTATTTTTTCATTTTTACTTTTTTTATTTTCCCATACCGAAGAGCAGAAGGCTAGTCTCTGATTATTCTTAGGAAAATCAGTCTGAGCTTCCTCATCACTCATACAGCGATCTATAAAATCTGATCTACTTTCATTATAATTTGGCTCCGGCATATAGTTTATTTATATACAAATATAAAAAATTATTATTTAGTATTTTCATTATTAATTTCTTCTGTAATATCAACCTGACCTTGACTAATATAAACAGAGTCCATAGACTCGTCTTCAATAGGATCAAGTCCTAATTGTCTTCTAGCGTCATTTCCTGATATTATTCCAGCAGTTCTAAGCTTAGTAAGTCTGTCAGCTAATAGCTCTAAGTCTTGTTGTAAAGGCTCTATATTATCTAACATAGGACATATTCTTAAGTCTCTGTTTTCTAATTTAGAAATAGGAGCCATAAACCAATTATTTAAAGCAGCTTCTGTCTTATAAATTTCAGGTAAAATAGCGTCTGTCCATAGTGCTTTTTGTGCTTCTTTTCTATTGTTAAAAGTCTTATTAGCTGGATCATTAAAAAGGCTAGAGTCTACATGGTAAGCATTACATAAAGCTCGTAAGCTTATAACTCCTAGATCAAGTAGCTCCATATCTTGAGGACTTAATCCCATTTTTATAAAGTCAAGCTTTTTATTAGAGACCATTACTTGTCCAAACTTTCCAGAGCCTCCTAGTCTTTTATTAGCCTGCTCCTGCATAGCTTTAGCCTGCTCAGGAGTCATAGGTCTGTCTGAGTTGTCGGTTAATATTCCTGAAACTCCTCTATTTTTTAAAACATGAGCTGAAGCGTTCCAGCGCTCAGAGCTTGTTTTCCATACTTTTAATGTAGCTTCTAAAGGACTTAATCCATAAAGAGCCGGTTGAGTGTCACAAGGATTAGGATAAAATGTGTGAAGTATTTCTTCAGGAGTATATTTTAAATTATAGCTTTGAAAATAATCATAGCCTAAAACTTCTCTTGAATACTGATTCATATTAGGAGTCCTGATCTCTACATATTGAGACATTAAATTTTCTAACTCTGCAAAATATTCAAAGCCTTCAGGCTTAACTCCATGAATATAGCTGTCTCCAGTTAAGAGCCTATAAATAAAATGCTCTTCCATAAATTCACCCCATGTCTGATTTTTATTAGGAGCTGTTAACACTTTATTAGCTACACTATCATAAACAATTTCATGACTTCCGTCAGGGAAATATTCCTTAATGTGCCAACGGATCGAGGCTGCATTTCTAGCTAAATAGCTTACGATTGAATAGACATCAGTAGTACGTGCATAGGCTTCATTTACAATATTAGGCAGATCAGAATAATCAAAATTAAATCTATCATTATTTATATATTGAAAAAATCCAGAAGAGGCTAATTCGTCTGAGACTCCATTTATTCCTGCTCCTATGTTTAAAAAAAATTTTCCAATTCGATTCATAACTTCAAATATACTTATTTTTTCTCTTAGTATATAAAAGGAGCTGTAGAGTTTTCTAATTCTTCTGCTATTCCTGTTAAAACATCAACTGAGTCATCAAATTCATTGCTCCCTATTTTTTGATATTTAGCAACATGATTATAAAAATTAGGAAATAAAACAGACCAATTTTTAGGAAATAAAATATTATTCTGGACATTACTTTGCTGACTTAAAATCCTGGCTTCTTTATTTTTTGACTGGTGAAATGGAAGGACTTGACATCTTAAAAAACTTTTTTCACTTAATATTCTTTCTACATTACGGCTAAAAGCTCTTCCTCCGTTATTGCTTTCAATTAAAGCCTGGACAATATCAAATTTAATTATTTGATTTGCTACTAAGTCTTCTGTTATTTCTACAGTATCTTGACTATAAACTACGTCTAAAATATAAGCTTTGTTGTCTACTACTTTATAAGCTACTGAGCATAAATAATCTTTTCCAGTGTCAGCTACATCGCAATAAATGTAAGTTGTTCCTTCTCCATTTATTTTGTCATATTCCTTTAAGTTTTTATATAATAGTCCAATTTGTGGGATCGGATTTTGTTGGAATAAGTTTGAAAATACTAAAGGATTTTTCTGTTTAATATTATTTAATTTTTCTAGTGAGTGCTTAGACTCCCATAGTGCTTCGCCTTTTTTTCTTATGTCATCTTTGTTAAGATCGTCTTCTTTTATAGCCGGGAACTTTACTACTTCCCAGGCTTCAGGCTCTTCAGCTAATAGCTTTCCTGCTAGATCGTCTTCATGCCAACGAGTAAAAACAATTAAGACCTGGCTTTCATTGTGAAGCCTTGTCTCAGCTACAGAAGTAAACCAGTCCCAGACATTATTTCTAATTAAAGGACTCCAGGCTTCTTTACTATCTTTGTAAATATCATCAATAATTAGCTTATCTATTTGCCTAGAAGTTAAAGCTCCTCCTACACCAATAGAGACAACTGATCCTTTATAATTAGGAATTTCAAACTCTGATTTGTTTTTTAAATAGCCGTCTTTACCTTCAATATTAATATCAACTTTAGGAAACAAATCTTTATAAGAATAGTCTGACATTATGCGCTGAATATCTTTTCCGAACTTAGAGCCAATAGTCTGATTATAACTGACAACACCTATTTTTTGATTAGGATCATTTCCAAGTGTCCAGGCTGGATAGCGCCGAGTGCTTATCTCTGACTTCCCATGTTGTGGAGGTACAAAGATCATAAGCTTTTTTATTTCTTTTCTTTCAAAAGCTTCTATTTTATTACAAATAACATCATGAAACCATTGAAGATCGTAGTCGTTTTTAGTGTAGCTTATAAACTCTTTAAAGCTTTTAGCGGTTGCTCTTCTTTTTAATTCCTTTAGTAATCTGTATTCCTGAAGCTCAATTTTTGACAGCATTTCTTAACTCATTAAGTCTTTCATAAAGCTGAGCGTCAGTTAGTTCCTGAAGTTCTGTCTCTATATCTACTCTGTTTACTACTTCGCTTCTTTCTACATAGCCTCTTTTTTTACCTTTAGTCTTTAAATAAAAAATTGTTGCAGTAGAATTATTAGCGCTTATTTGTTCTAATAGTTTAGACTCTGCAAAGTCTAAAGAAACTTCTCCTACATCGTCTACAGAGGCTTTAAAATCAAGATCGTTATTATACCAATCATAAAAAGTAGACCTAGCAACCTGGCAAGCTTTGCATGCAGTTGTAACTATACCTAAGCTTTTTTCTAAAGCTCCTAATAGCTCTTTTTTTAATATGTCCGATTTTGTCCGGTTAGCCATATTATAAAATTAAGTAAAATTTTTAGAAACTATCTCATAAAGTGCTTGCCCATTTGAAATAGACATGTTTTCTTTATATTGATTAATAGTAAGCATTATCTCTTTTTTCTGACTAGGAGACATAGGAATTTCAAGCATAACAGCCTCAGAGCTTTCTTTAGGTGAGCTATGATTATGATCTACGTTAATTGTATTTTCATCTGTCTGAATAAAAGTTACATCTTCAAATTGGTAAGGGTGGAAACCCCATTGAATTAATCTTTCTTTATCAAAGTATTTTTTTAATAAATCAAAGTCCCAATCTCCTCCAGTTTTATTTAATTTAATATTTAGCTTTTGCTCTTTCTTAAGATCAAGATCAACAAAAACAACAGGCACTGTTTTATATTTTAAAGACTTCCATATTTTAAGTCTTTGATGTCCTCCTATTAATATATTTTTTCTGTGTTTATTTTTATTTACAATAAGAGGCTTAACCATTCCGAACTCTTCTAAAGAGTCTTTAATTTCTTTTAGTTCTGCAGAGCTAATCTTTCTAGGATTGTATTCAGACTCAATTATTTCTCCGATCTTAACTTCTTTTATTGTCATTAATAATTTTTTGGAGTTTTAAAATCTGGAGCTGAGTTTTCTCGACCATTATAAAATTTTCATTTAATTGGTAAAACTGTTTCCAGCTAAATAAATTTTGCAGTTGCTTAATCTTGTTTTTCATAGTTATCACCTAAAACATAAAGCTCTACTATAAAAGCTACTATTAAATAAATTATAGAAATAATTTTAATAGCTAAGCTGTTAGTTATGCTCCATATTATTAAAGTGAGTCCAATTGCATTAAGAGTCTTCATATCCTTTAAAATGGTTGATTAAAATCTTTTTTAGGAAATACACAAATAGTTAATTTTTCTGTAACTCCTACAGGCATAGAGTAAATCTCTATATTTTGTCTTCCTTCCTTTTCAAAACTAGTCCCGATCTTAATCCAGTTAGTTTTTTCATCTCCATTTTTGTCTGTATACTTTCT